TCATGACGCTGTAGGTACCTGGGGTCAGCGGAATGGTGGATTGCTCGCGCACACCACCACCACCACCACCACCACCACCGCCGCCGTTGTTGTCCCCACCGTCGGCGCCGGCGCCACCACCCACCCACAGGGCCCGATCGGCCACGCCGCCATTGGTTACAACAAAAGAACCGCCGCTGGTGAAATCGTGAACCTTATATGTAATCCCTCCTTCGGTATAGGTATATTCGGTGCCGCCAGTGGCGACGATGCCGCTTCCCGATGGTGGTGGAGGCTTGCGACGGTCAAGGGTGATCATGGGTCTTTCACTGCGGTTTGCTTTCCCCCTGGCGGGGGGGATAAAGGCTGGGGCAAGATTCTCAGACCGCATTAACCCAACCTTCGCTGGCAATAAAATCTATAGGCCCGCTTTCTCCGGCTTGTTCAATCTCTGCAAGCAATTGCTCTAACCGCGCATTGTTAGACAGCGTTGCGGCTATCAACTGCTCATGGCGATTTACGATGTCCCTATATGCCTGCAGGTTGTTCCCTGCTTGAATTTGTTCTTTGGCGTAACTCAGGATTTCGTCGTATCCAGGGGCTTGGGGCCACAATGCGCCATTTGCGCTATTTGCATACGACGTCACCAACGCCCGCAGCTCTGGTTGGCTGCGACGAACAATGGCCTCAGTGCGTTCGTAGGTGCCCTGCGGGCACCCGGGAGCGCTAGACACTTGCGTCAGGCTCCATCCCGACTGCTCATCAGCAACTCTGTAAATCTCTGCATCAAACGGAATCGGAACATATGGCACCACTTCATAGTAATCAGCCCGCTCATCGTGCTTGTTTCCATATAGAACAGGCCAGCCGCTGCCGTTTGGATTGCGGACCTGCCCATCTGTTACAGCAACAAACCTGTCGACGCTTTGTCCATCTTGTGAGCCTCCGCTGTAATAGCGGACCCCGGTTTCCTGGTTGACAACAATTGTGTCGGTCATGAGTAACGCACGGTCAGTTGGAGAATGTGGCCGCTGGAGCCAGCGCCAACGGCAACAAGGTCTAGCCCTATGGTATCTCCAACGGCAAGGGTTGGCGAAGCAATCAACAATGAAGTGGCATTCATTGACGACGCATTCGCGGCGATGCTGGCGTTTGCAGTGAGCAAGCTGGCCTTGGTTCCCCCGGATCTGCGATAGAGCATGGCCTGACTGGACGACGACCCGAGCGCGGTGGGGGCCAGCGACCATTGGACCGCCAGAATCACACCCGGTCGAGCCAGCGGTGGCGTTTCCGCAAAATTTGTCGCAATGGCGACTGTTTCGCCTGTATTGCTGACACGGATCAGAATTTCGTCTTCCCTTAGAAGATTTCCGCCCTGAAGGGTCAGGCCTCCTGTTCCAACTGCATAAATCTCTGGTGCACCTGTACCGATTCCGCGGGCTAACAGGCCGGCCGTCATGGTCAGCCCACTGGAGCCGATCGCTCCAGCAAGTGCAGGTGTGGCACCATTGCTCGCCGCTGTCAACCTGCCCCTGGCATCAACCGTGAAGCCTGCATAGGTATAACTACCCGCCGCGACTGTTGTGTTTGCCAGGGTTGCCGTGATCCCCGCCGTGCCACTGCCCGTGACATCGCCAGACAGGACAATCGTTTGATCGCCCGTGTTGGTTCCCGAGCTGGTACCGGAGAACGTGCCGGACTGGGTCGACAGGGTGCCCAGGTCAAGCAGGGCCCGGGCTGCGGGTGCGTCGGGCGCGGTCGCCAGGGCCTTTCCGAGCGCGGAGGTTGCCGCCTGCCACCAGGCTTCAATCGCCTGCCGAACCCTTTGGGCCGTCCACGCCCGACGATCAGTGGCAGTGCCAGCCTCAGCATCCGCCTGGGCGATCGTCGGCGCAGACCATTCACGAGCGTCGCTGAGCGCCGGGTTGCCCGGCTGAATCGCGCTGGCGGCCAGGGTGCCTTGGGCGGCCGTGGCAAAATCTGCGGTGGCAGCCAGGGCCGCGGATCCCAGGTTCAGTGATGCGCGACCTGTTGCCGCGTTCAAACCCGTGGCCGAACCATCCCACCGCAGACGTTCGGTATAGGCCGTGTCCCAATTGGCGCGAACTATTGAATCAATTAGCCAGGTGGTTCCTCCTCCACTAACAACGATGTCGCCCTTGTCGCCATCGCTGACCCCTCCACCAGGGCCGGTTGGAAGGTTGGTCAGTTGAGAGCCATCGACAGCAGGCAACCGCCCAGTCGTCGGATCAAGCCGGACCAGGTTCCCCGCCGCTGTGCCGTGGTTCAGCGCGGCAGCAGTGCCAAGCGGCGGAAGGCCTGACAGGTCTGCGTAGGCCCCAGTCCATGAAACCTGGGCCAGCCCCAACGAGGTGCGAGCCGTGACTTGGACCAGGCCGGCTGAGCCGCCATCCCACCGGAGGGCGTTGGCAGATGCGCCATCCCACGCGGTGCGGTCAGCAGCGCTGACTAGGGTTGCGCCGGTCGGCAGGGCCAGCGTCAGTGACACGCTGCCGGTGGTGGCACCCGACACGCTCCACCCGGGGGGAGGCGTAATGGAAACGGACTGAACAGGCGCGGCAGCAGCAGCCTGGGCGAGGGTTGTGTACCGGCCAGGATGTGGGTCGGCTGCGGCAACGTGGGCCGAAATCGCGGTCGATGCCGCGCCAGCAGCGTCAGCACCCACATCCGCAGCGGTATAGGTGTGCCCACGCCAAACACCGTCAGAACCTCGCCGTAATGCCTGGCCTGTTGTGCCGGTTGTAACAATTGACGCTAATTTTGTAGCGTCGGCAGAGGGCATCAGGCCATCCGCCGAGGGGGTGGCAAGGCTGAGCACCGCATCAGCGCCAGCGGAGTTGCTCACCGTGCGGGTGGCTGGATCCCAGCCCAGATCAACGGGCCCCGTACTGGCCAGGTCCGCCACCTGCTGAGCAGAGACCCTCCGGGTCAGCAGCGCCACGGCTGTGCCTGTCCCCGTCCCTGCGGCTGTGGCCACAAAGGCGACGCCGATCGCGCTCGATGCAGCACCAATTGTCGTCCAGTCCGTGGTTCCCACCGTCAGGACTTGGTAGGCACCACCTGCGGTGATCGCGGAGGCGGCAACCGTGGCCCCATCCAGATCCACCACCAGGCGCTCACCGCCGGTCAATGCGCCGCTCTGGGCGGGCAGCTGGCTGATGGTGGTGGGAGTGGTCGTCATGGCTTAGGTGGGCTGGGTGTGAATTGGCTGGCCAGTATTGGCAGTGACAAGTTGACGGCCGGAGTCGGCGGTTGTCAAAGCAAACACCTGTAGCGAGATTGCCGGCCCTTGGAATTGAAGCGGAATCCTGCAAAGTTTTCCGTCTCCGCCTGTTAGCGGTTTATGCAAAACCTTGTAGACACTGCCTTCAAAGGTTAAAAGATCGCCATAGTCCAGTCCGTCATATAGCGATCGCCTGGCCAATATACTTGGGCCAACATGTACAACTTCATTTCCAAAAATCATCGTCCCTTCGTATGTCATAACACCCCAATCGCTTTGCCCAGCAGCCGCAAGGGGTGACCCAAACGGCTCGCCGAGCATCGCATCTAGATCGGCATCAAAGTTAGCCGACATCTTTTGCAGTGGACTTTGCTTTGCTGTTTGGCTCTTGAGCTGGCGTGATTACACCAATCTCAAGAAGATGAGCAGCAGAGGCGTCTTGTATGACAACATGATCGCCTTCAGTTGAGGTGACACCGTCATGAGTAAGAGGCCCCAGATCTGTGACAACAAAAGTCGGCATAATCAAGCAATGCAGTCTTGGAAGAAATAGCCTACATCGTTGGCAATTACCAGCTCTTGAACGGATTCACCAGCACGGCACTGAATAGAGCCACGCATTCCCTTGAAGGGATTTGCAAGCGTTCCCGCTACGCGGGTTCCGTACTCTGCAGTGGCGCCAAACGTGATCCCATTGCCACGAAGGCTGGCCAGGGGGCGCTGATGCAGCAATGCGCAGTGCTTGCCCCAAAGCCTGGCCATAACTGCAGTTTGACCTGGCTTTGCAGAGTTGTACCACGCCTCTCCGACTAGAATCCGCTCGATTTCCAACAAGTTAGCGACTGCCTGAAGGGTCGCTGGAGTGCCTTGAGCGTTACTGGTCCCAGTATTGCCGGTTGCCGAAGGAACTACGGCAGCAGTGATCTTGGGATGCACTCTTAGTCGATTCCATGCTACCCGGCCAATCACCATAGTGTTTGGCCGCATCAACATCCCATCCATGGCGGTCATCATCGCCGTGTAAGGATCTGAGTTGACATAATCAGACCATTGAGATGTACCGCTCAGGGTCGTACGATTCGCGGCTGGATAAGTGCTTGAAGCAAAATACTGATCAGCCACCCGCTTTTCCCTGTCAAGAGCCAAAAGCTCTGTAATTCCTTCAATTGCACTGCCGAGTGGATCATAACCTTGATAAGCACCGTCAATGTCTTCCTGTGGCACGACATCATCTAGCGCGCGGTCTTTGACAAAGCCGGACTGTTCAGTCCCCCCAAACTCAACTTGAGTTGGTTCGCTTTTGCGTCCAACCAGCGTATCTGGAATAGTAAATCGATCAGCGCGGTTCATTTGGAGCCACTTAAACTCTCGCGCGCCGACAGGAACCCTTGGACTGACTTCGTCCGCAATAAGACTTGTGTTTCTGTAAGCAAGTGAAATCCCGGTGTATTCCGGCTGAACCGGAAAAGGAAAATTCATGTAAGACATGGTCAAACCCTCTTGGATAATGAATTAGCCCTGGAGAGATCCAGGATTGATTAGGACAGAGCCAAGATCTCCTGAAACGCCAGAAACAAGCGCCCTGCCGATCACGGAGACGTTTGAACCCGCAGACGGTGCAGCTGGAATTGCCTGACCCGAGCTGTTGGATGTCAAAAACTGTCCACGGGTAACGTTGCCGCCGTAGGTGACGGGGAAAACCCCCTCGAGAACAACATCAAATTTTTCACCAGTAGCGCAACTTGTCGCAGCAACATCGGCGACGCCAATGATCGCATCAGTCGCCGCATCAGCCTGCACTGCAATTCGATCGCCCGATCCAAACTTAACTAGGCGAAAGTTGTTGACGGTGCCGCCCGCCTCAAAGGCAAACTGCGTTCCAGGAACACGAAGAGACATTGCAACCTCAGGCGGATGTGGAAAATTCAGCCCTGGCCTGGGCCATGGCTTGAGTTGGCGTTAGGGTGCGGCCCTGCGCCTTGGCTGCATCAATGATCTCACGGGTCCGAAGGCCCAGCTTTTGGCCAAGGGCGGCGCTCTCTTCTTGCGTTAACTCCCTGGGCGCAGCTGCCTCAAGCCTGGTTTCCTCTACGCCTGCAAATGGAGCCACGGGAGCAGCCTGGGCAAGGCGCGTGGCAGCAGCAGCCTGGCGCAGCTCCCGCTCTGCAGCGGCCACTGCCAGCGCAGCATCTCCGCCCGTGGTTTTGCCATCGGCGCAAAACCGCTCGATCAGGGCCTCGTGGCCCGGAATCAGCGCAGCGCGGACGCCTGCAACACGCTCGCGCTCGGCATCTGCGCCAGCAGCGCGGGCCTGTTCGATCTGGGGCTGGAGCTTAGCCCGTTCGGCAGCTGCGCCTTCATCGCGAAGGATGGTGGCAGCCGCCGGATTTTCAGTGGCCCACTGGGCCACCTGCTCCGGGGTGGTCGTCATAGAAGAGAGAGGGGAGAGGGTGGTCAGTTGAGCCGCAGGTGCCGGGGGACCGGTTGCAGCCATTGGAAGGGGCGGCAATGCCGCTGATGGACGACGGGCGGGAGACGGCTCCCATCCGGCTGTTTGGTCGTTGAGCTGTGACATCAGTGTATCTAATGAAGAGAACCCATCAGCGAGGCCAATATCTATTGCCTGCTGCCCGATAAAAACTTTGCCGTCAGCCATCGCCAACGCCTGGTCAATTGTGATGCCTCGATAATTGGCAACAGTGTCTACAATAATTTTGTAGATTGCATTGACTTCATCTTGAATTGATTTTCTTCCTGATTCGGTCAATGGGCCGTACTGACTTGCGATCCGCTTATATTTGCCTGCTGTTATTTCAGTTGTTTGAATTCCTGCCGCTTTTTCCATTTCAGCAATGTTGCGATGAGTAGCAAGAACTCCAATAGATCCGAGCCTGTCTACTTGACTGCCGACGTAGATTTGACTAGCAGCCGAAGCAATCCAGTAAGCCGCCGATGCAATCATGCCATCACTTAAGGCGGCAGTGGGCTTGGCTTGGCGGGCCTGGAATAACACAGATGCCGCCGCTTCGGTGCCAGCAACCGTGCCTCCGGGCGAATCAATGTGCAATAAAATTGCTTTGGCTTTTTTATCATCAGCCGCAGCTCTGATGTCTCGCGCCAACAAATCACTAGAAGTGCCGCCACTGACGTCTTGCATTAGACTCATTCGCTGGGCAATTGCGCCACGCACTGGAATAATAGCCACACCATTCTGGATTTCATATCCGCCAGGAACGGGGCCAGCCAGGGGGCGCTGCGCCTTGCCTCCAAGTGCTCGCCACGGATGTGAGCCGCGTAAATTTCCTGCATCTGTGCCAGATGCTCGGGGAGAATCGCCCAGGGGGAGTAAAGAACGTCAAGAATTCCCATGGCTATATCATACCGCTCCTGTGTTCCCTCCGTCAGCAGGCTGGTCTACCACCGCATCCACAGGCTTAGCACCCAAGGGTGGCAGGCCATCGCGCTCCCTGGCTCTGGCCTCACGGACTCTTTGCGCGTGCTTTGTATCCCAATTGCCGCCGTTAAACGCCAGGCTCTCTTCGTGCTCACTGGTGAGGAACTGAGCGCGCTTTTCTGCCGCCGTGGCCTCCTTCAGCGGATCCAGCGAGCCGGGCGTGGTGCCGTGCCACTCGCTACCGCTCCACGCATGGCGGATGAACGGATCAGCGAAAAAGCCGGGGGCCTCAATAATGCCAAGTGCTACAGCATCGGCCAGCCATTCCTTGTAGATTGGCTGACAAAAATCAGCCATATCATCATAGCGATCAATGCTTATTGTCTGCCAATGCTGCTCACGGGCGGCCCTTGCCGCTGTATAGCTGGACTCAAAAAGGCCCTTTACAACCTCGGGAGGAGTGTCGGCGCCCATTGCGCAAACTTGCACAACCGTTTCCCAAAATGCCTTGTGGGCTGGATTTGGGCGGCCGGGCGTAGGTGATGTAAGCGTTTCACCAGGCATTAGATGGATTAATTGGCCATCACTCCATGCCGTGCTATTTTCTCTAGCGGCTAGCGCTAGTTTCATGTACTGATCTGCGTCGGGTGAATTTTTGCCAAAAAGCGCCTCAAAACTTTCGGTGTCCATCGTTGCGGCTAAAGCCATCTTGGCCGCGTTACGTGCTCCCGTGATCTCCGATTCTGTATAATCATCCAAACCCTTCAATGTATCAATAATCGAACCTAGGCGCGGCATTCCCCGGCTTGATCCGGGCCTTCTAATGCGTCTGCGCAGAATGAATTGCAGCTCTCCGTTAGGGCCATATTGCTCAATTTCTGTCCATGTTTGACTAGAGCTTGAGTTGATACTGCCAGGGTGATGGTTGGCAATCCAAAATTTAACGATTTCGCCATCACCTGCTCGCTCAACACCTTCATGCAAAAGCGCCGTATTAACGGTCCCATCTTTATTGCAAATCCTGTCAGCTTCAATCAGTTGCAGTGCCAAGCGGAAGGGCCAGGCTTCGCGTTTTTTCCGCACAAGCTGAATCCCAACGTCGCCACTTAATTCTTGAGAAAGAATTGACAATCGTTGGGCCTGATAGAAATCAAGCTCTCCAGACACGGTGGAGAACTTGCTAGATGCCCACATGTGGAACCGCTTTTCTGTGCGGTTTTTCCACTCACCTGCCTGCTCTTCTGTGATTCCTAACTCTTCCCAATCAATGGCGCATTGAAGGTGAAGCCCCGTCCCGCCTCGATACTCAACGTGACGGTTGATGGCTGCTGACGCGATTGGCGCCGTTCGATCCAGGTCGCGGCAGTGAGCACGCTGGTCTCTGCGCTCGTACCAGTCAGTTCCATCCGCGTCTCTCAGGCCTGGCGCCCACGCACCAAACGCGGCGCGAGCAAACAGCGCCGAGGTTCCAGGCTGTCCCCATGCCATGGCAGCCGGAGCATCGGCGATTGAGACAGGAGCAGATGGCACGGCCGGTGGCGTTGGCCGCTTTTTGCGTGTCATGGGTACGGCACCAGCACGCGACGTCGGGGCGTGCCCTGGCCCAGCGCGGTTGCGCTAGAGATGTCCAGCTCCAGCGCTTGGATCATTCGTTGCAGGTCCGCCAGGCTTGCGCGGCTGAACTTGCGCGAGCCGTCCGGGCCGGGAATTTCATAGCTCTGACCTTTGGTGAGCACATCTAGTTCGGCTTGCCGATACGCTGCTAGCCGCTGCTCCAGCTCTGTGAGAGTTGCCATGGCGGCAGCTTAGCCGAACCGCAAACCCCTCAGCAGTGGCGACGGTTCATCGCCTGTCGATCCCTTCCGCCTAGCAAGGGCCTGTGCTTCCAGCTGGTCCCACATGGTGCCGCGCGCGAACTCCCGAGAGACCAAGTCAACGAGCGCGGCACAATAAACCGCAGTGTCCAGCGGTTCGTTTCTGGCTCCGGGTGGGTTGTGCCACTCAAATTTCTGAAAACCTTTAACCGTCTTTGGTACCAGCCGCTCGCAGGTCAGGCCTTTCAAAAATTCGGCGGTAGCATTTTGACCAAAATGAACGAACCCAGGGCCTGGCGTATCAATCAGCAATTGTCGGTAAAGTGTGCGCTTAAGACTATAAACACCTAGCTGATACAGGGTGACACCAGATTTGATGACTTTATTTTTGTAGTTTACGTCCATCTTTTTCCCTGCGCTGACTGGCGGCGCCGTTGGCCTGTTCGCTCCGCTGATAGCCACTACATTTTCACGAGCATGAAGCCTGCAGTATTCATAAACTTCGTGCGTAAAGTGGCCGCCACTATCTACGCCTGTTCTCAGTATTTCAAAATGTCCGTTATCATCAGCATTAAACTGGGTTCTTCGTATTGCATTGACTTGCAGCCATGGTCCACCAAGATCAGGCCTGCACTCTACGTTTTGGGCCGGATCGCCTGTAATTTTCTCATGCCAAATCAACCATCTTTCTCTATCGCGGCCAAAGCCCCAAACCGCAACTTCCAACCATGTATCTTGCACGTCAACAGAACACGTCAAAAGCAACACCCCAGGAGGGCAATAACCAGTTGCATACGGTTCAAGTTGCGCACGTTTAAGCAATCCTTCGGCGTTGACTTCAGCAATGCTTTCATCTTGGAATGCTTCAGCGGCTCGCTTATTGATCCAGCCTTTCAGCAGCAATGGATCCCCTTTGGCACGCAAAAACTCGCTCCTGATCTGGTCCCAGCCGAGCCACCCTGCTGGCGCGTACCAGCCGGGGAGGTGAAATCCCGCCGTCTCCCCGTCACCTTCGGCCGTTGCCCTCCAGGCCCCGCCAGCCAACATCCCGTCCTTGTGGTGTTCGCTCACGCGCTCTTGGCAATGCTCGCACCGGCAAAACACCTCTCCCCGCGGCGTATCCCAGACAAAGTGCTGCCGCCAGTTCAGCACCTGCCGCTCGCCGCAGCAAGGCATCGGCACGGCGTAGCGGCGCCGATCGGAGCGCTCCTCAAATTCCCAGGTGATTCGACATGCCCCCCTTACGCCGGGCGTGCTGGTCAACAGAGTTTTTCGATTCGGAAAATTTGTGAGGCGGGCCTCAGCGTTCTCCAACGGATCTCCCTTGTCATCTGCCTCATTGGGCAGGGACGACAGCTCATCCACCCACAGGCACCCAGCCGGCATGCCCTGGCTGGCACTGCCGCTATTGCCGCCAATGATTGAAATGATCATATCTCCGGCAAATTCCTTGAGAAACATTGTATTAGCAGCATCTCTTGACTTGATAGACATTTGCCGCTCTTTAATGGATGGCGTATTGTTGAACAGAGGCGTAAGGCGTTGCCGCACTTGCCTCTTGGCGAATGTTTCTGTCGGAAACATTATCAAGAACGGAGTCGGATTAAGCACTATTGTTGAGCCGAGCCAGTTTAATCCCGCTTCTGTTTTGCCTCCAATTTGGCTGCCAAAGACCAGCACAACACGTTTGATCCGTGTCTCGCTTGGGCTCAGCAGATCCATGGGCTCCCTCAGGAACGGAGTTCGATCCGTTCGCCAAGGCCCATGCTCAGCAGTTGATCGACGCGGCAGCCACCGCTCAGCATCCGCCCACTGGCTCACCGTCATATCCGGCGGCGGCTGGAGCGCATCAAGAAAAGCTTCTCTATAAGCTGCCGCCGCGTTTATGGGGGCCCAATTTGTGGCGATTGTCATAATGCGGTGCTTTTCAGTGCTCTCAATGCGGTCTTTAATTCATTTAAAAATAAGTCCCTGATGGCATGCTGGTCGCTCATTGATGCAGCCTTGCCAGCAATTCGGCCTGGCACAGACAAGATTGAATCGCTTAGTGCTTTGCCCAGGGCCGATGCTTCACGCCTCATTTCCTCAATGTTTCCTACCTCTTGGCGCTCTCTTAACGCGGCGACACGCTGCCTCTCCGCCTGATAGTGCTCTTTGCGGGCCTGACTTGCGTTCAATGGCGGAATTTTATCCTCTGGCAGGTTTGCGATCACCTGCCGAAGCTCTTCGTTTGTTGGCAACCGTGGCGGACCGTGCTCGGAAACGCTTGCAGGAACAGCGGTTTTGCGGTTGCGCTGCGTAATTGGCGTACGCTGCTCCCACAGCAGCAGCGCTTGATTTTTGCGCAGCATTCTTTTTCCGTTGCGGATCACTATGGCCTCCGCAATGCGCGTATTCATGGCCTGGCTGACCGCTGAAGCGCTGACGCCCTGGATCCGGGCCAGCTCGGCTGGTGTGATCAACTCGTCGACCATGCGACTGCTTAAGGCGTTAAGGCCTTAAGCTTAAGCTTTTAAGGCGCGGTCGTCGGGGTAGGGGATGCCGCGCCAGCCGGTGGCGTTCCTTAAGCGAGATTTGTAACTCCAGCTACGAAAAAACCGGGGCCACGAATAGAACCCCATTGATTACACCCTGGAAGGACCCATCAAATACTAAATAAATAAGACTTGCAATATAGCGAATAGCAATCACATGAGATTACGACATATCAAATAGAGAACCATGTATCGCTCTATAAGAATAAACGCATAGTCTTGATCGCTAAGCATTAACAATAACAAAATGCAATAGCTTATGGCATGTCTTGCAGTGCTCAAGCATTTGGCAATAATAATGGCGCGCGTATGCTTCCCCCTTTCAATGCACTCTCAAGCCTTGCAATCAACTCCTTGTTATACACCATATCAAACTTGGTCAGCGCTACTCTTTGCACCGGAAACCTCTGGTTATACCTTGGAGTTTTCACAATGTATAGGACAGGCTGGAAAGAGCGGTTTTTTGCGCCAGTGCGCTTAGCAATAAACAATGGCGGCCCCAATCGTCTCTGCGCGATTAGACCTGCCGCTGCTTGCGATAGTCCACTTTGTGCCGCAAAAGTTTTGATATACCTTTCCTCTTGACGATTTCCTGCAAGATTCCTCCTGAATACAAAATACTGTTCACCCCTGCTGCGCCTCCCCTTGCCTTGCTTGGGAGTTGCTGTAAGACCTTTGAGGATTTTTCTATAAGCAAATCCCGGCAAGTTGCCGTGTGCATCTATTCCACTGGTCTTTGGGTTTGGGACGATAAACTGATTAGGCGCCAGTATTCCCGCCCTTCTTAGACTTACTTCTGTTGACTTAGCGTTTCTTGTTCTATTGCTTGCGTTGATTTCCATGTACCGTCCCGCCACGATTCCTCCAGCTTCGGTAGATGCCGGCACTCCGCTTTGCAGTTTGCGAAATAATTCTGATTTGCTTGTCGGATTTATGCTGCCATATTTGTCATAGTTGTAACCCACTGCCGCTCGAAGATCAGCCGGTTGAGCATAAACAGCGAGCAGCCCTCGCTCTGTCCATCGCGTAGGGCCGCCTTCAATCCTGGAATGAATGTTATTTCTTACGCTTGTTCTTGCCGCTACAACACCAAGCGTTATCGCTTGCGACACTATTTTATTCTGGTTCCTGGCAAGTTGCAATAGAATCTTGTGCCGTGCGCCCAAAGATTTCGCATCAACCGTTAGTGACATCAACGACACGGCATTACTGGTAGCTGCTTAGATTTTAACCGCCAGCAGCAGGAAGCCCCCCGGCAGGGG